CCCCGTCATCGGCCCGCACCTCGCATTTTCCCCGGAGGTAGGTTTGGGCACACCGAATCCGGGTTTCGGATAAGACAGGACGACCTGTGTCGTTGGGGTCTTCTTGCGTTCGTTCCTTTCTACCCAACGAGGGGTACGCAAGTCGTCCTGTCCTACCTGAAACCCGGATTCGGAAACAGCAAAGGAACCCGGAATAGGAGAGAACTCCGTGGCAAGGGCCAAGAAGTCACCCAGAGGACGGGCCGCCACTCCGGAGCAGCAGGAGAATCAACTCATTTCGCTCGCAGTCCAGCGAGCCGAGGAGATGCTACTGGACGGCACGGCTCCTCCTTCCATTATCACGCACTACCTCAAGCTCGCCACGAGCCGAGAGCGGTTGGAGCAGGAGCGAATCAAGGCTGAGAACGACATGCTCAAGGCCAAAGCCGACGCTCTGGCGGCCTCAGCACGAGGGGAGGAGGCCTACAAGGAGGTTCTCGAGGCATTCAAGTCCTACGCCGGAGGAGGTGTGGGTCTTGAGTCGGATTCGGACCTACACTGAACTCTCTCGCATCGAATCCTTCGAGGAACGGTACGAGTATCTACGTCTCAACCAGGATCCAGGAGATCAGACCTTCGGTTTCGAACGGTATCTGAACCAATCCTTCTACCACTCAACCGAATGGCGTCAAGCAAGACAGAAGGTTATCCTTAGAGACGACGCATGCGACCTCGGGGTCCCGGGTCACGACATCTACGGTAAGATTCTGGTTCACCACATGAATCCGATTCGGCCCGAGGACCTCGAGGGAGAGTTCAATCCCGACATCCTTGACCCTGAGTACCTAATCTGCGTGCGACACGACACACACAACGCGATTCACTTCGGCGACGCGAGTCTGTTACCCAAGCCTCTAGTCGAGAGAACGCCGAACGACACGATACCCTGGAGGTGACCGTGGCTGATTCGATATTGAATGACATCAAGAAGGCTCTCGGTATCACCGAGGACTATACGGCTTTCGATCAGGAGATTATTCTCCACACAAACACGGCGCTCATGTTCGCGGAGCAGATCGGTCTGCCCTCGTTCAAGATCACCGGAAAGACAGAGACCTGGGATCAGTACCTCAGTGGCGTCACGAAGAATGTTGAGGCCGTCAAGACGTACCTGTATCTGCAAGTGCGGCTCGTATTCGACCCGCCTGCGAACTCTTTCGTCGTGACGGCGATCGAGAAGCAGCTTCAGGAGTACGCCTGGCGTATCAACCTGCAGAAGGAGACTCCATGAGCGACCAACTCATGCACTACGGGGTCAAGGGGATGCGTAAGGGCGCTCGGAAGAGTCGTGAGCAGCGGAATGCCGAGCGCCGCGCCAAGTATGAGGCCAAGCTCAAAGCCAAGTACGGCGATCACGACATCGCTACGATTGAGGCCTTCATCAAGAAGCGCAAGGCGCAAGCAAAGGCAGCCAGGGACTGGCGTCTCGGCAACCAACGTAACCGTCAGCTCACCGCTACTGAGCGTCGAGAGAAGTACTACAACGAACTCGACACCGGCCAGCTAGGCAAGACCTACGCAACCGATGCAACTCTCGCCGAAGCCGCTCGCAGGTACTACAAGAAGGGGCATAACAAGCGAATGGGTCATTCGGAGCTGATGCATTACGGTGTCAAAGGCATGAAGTGGGGCGTTCGGCGCCGTGCTCGTCGCGACGCCAAGGAATACACCCAGGCTAAGATGTATTACGGCGAGGGTGCCGGCAATCGGCGGAAGCTGATCAAGGCAACAGTCAAGGCCCGCTCGAAGGATCCGTTCTACAAGAGCGAATTCGACAAGGCCGTCGCCAATACCGACATGTCCAAGCGGGCTTCCCAGGCTCGAAGGCAGCGCGGCCGGAAGAACGCCCGCAATTCCGCAGGCAAGACTGTTCGCGGCGTTGGCAACATCGCCACAGGGAACGTCGGTCGGGCTGGAGGTGCTCTGGCGCTCGGTTATCTGGGCTATCAAGGCGCCAAGGCTGCCGGGATCGCCCCAACCGAGAAAGAGTTACTCACCAAAGCCGCTAAAGGGGCGAGGAAGATCAAACGAGTCGTTCAGCACGACGATGTTCTCGCTCACTACGGCGTCAGGGGCATGCGCTGGGGAATTCGCAAGTCTCGCATCAAGGGTGCGAAGAAGTGGACTTCGGCTAAGCAGGCCAAAATAGACGGTATGTCTGATGATCAGCTTAGGCGGGTCAATAACCGTATCCGGTTGGAGAAGGAGTATCGTCAGCTGACCCAAACCCGGATGGAGCGCTATCGCAGCAAGGTGGGGAAGGCGGCCGAGGAGGCTGTATTCAACACCCTGCAGAACGCAATCCAGAAAGGGCTGAAGAAGGCCGCCAGCCAGGGCGGATCTGCCGCTATCAAGGGCGCCAAACGGTTCAAGCAATAGGACTATGACATGACAGACACACTGTTCTTCATCGACGAGGACGAGGTCCTCGCTCACCATGGCGTCAAAGGCATGAAGTGGGGCGTTCGCAAGCAGCGAGCGGCTTCCGGAGGCGCTGGTTCATCTAAGAAGCGTAAGGGGCTATCCCGCAAGCAGAAGGCCGCTATCGCTGGCGTTCTTGGTACGGCCGCTGCCGCTGGTGCTGGGTACTACCTCCACAAATCGGGCAAGGGTAAGAAGATTGCGGCTCTAGCTAAGAAGCACGGAGCATCCGCTAAGGACTTTGCCAAGGGCAAGGGTCGCAATTTCGGAGCACAGGCTCGAGTCAAGCAGGCCCAGGCCAAGCGGTTCGCGAAAGCTCAGTCAGCTAACGCCAAGGGCGCGGCCGAGAAGCTGAAGACCACCAAGGCCGGCAAGTATGCTGAGGCCACTCGTCTCGCCGCCAACGCAGCTGCGTTCAAGACTGGTAATGCAGTCAAAGGCGCCGGCTACAAGGCCAAGAACCAGGCTTGGAAGGCTGGTAATAAGGCACGCAAGGCGGCTGAGGGCGGCGTCGGCGGTGTGAAGTCTTCGGCCGGCATGGCGGCCCGGTCGGCTAAGGCTGCGGCTGGTAAGGCGGCAGGGGCGGCTAAGTCTAAGTTCGGCAAACAGGCCGCTAAGGCTCCTGGTAAGGCACTTTCGACTCATGTTGTCCAGCCCGGCAAGGGCGTTGGATACAGGAAGCTCGCTACCACCGGAACCAAGGTCGTGAGGCCCAAGGGCGCCGCTGCGGACAAGCTCGCCAAGCGTGCTGCCCTCGGACTAGGCGTTGGAATAGGCGCTAATGCAGCCGCTGCGGCAGCGGGCGCGGCTATCAACCGAAAGGCCGCCGGCGGTAAGAAGGGCGGACGATCCAGGAAGCGCCGCCGCTGACCATGTTGTCCAATACCGCTACCCCGCGATATTACGCTGAGTTCAGAGATGATGTCCTCGCAGGTCGAATTCCGATCTGTAAGGAGATCGAGATGGAGATGAATAGGATCGATGATCGGATTCGCAATCCCGGTTTTTATTACGATACCGACGCTGTGGAGGGGTTCATCCGCTTCGCGGAAGCGGAGATGACTCTAACCGATGGATCCGATCTTCGACTCCTACCGAGCTTCAAGCTCTGGGCTGAACAGATCTTCGGATGGTGGATCTTCACCGAGCGATCAGTCTACGTCCCTAACAAGACGACGGCTGGCGGGCATTTCGAGAAGCGCCGGGTGAAGCAACGCCTCATCAACAAGCAGTACATCATCGTCGCTCGAGGTGGGGCGAAGTCTCTGTACGAAACTCTCCTCCAAGCCTACTTCCTAACGATCGACACGTCGACCACCCACCAGGTAACGACGGCGCCGACGATGAAGCAGGCTGAGGAGGTCATGCAGCCCTTCCGAACCGCCATCACAAGAGCCAAGGGCCCCCTGTTCGATTTCATGACTCAGGGGTCTCTGCAGAACACGACCGGTAGCCGCGCTCTCAGGCAGAAGCTCGTCCCCACCAAGAAGGGGATCGAGAACTTCATGACCAACAGCCTGCTCGAGGTTCGCCCCATGTCGATCGATAAACTCCAGGGCCTTCGCACCAAGATGAACACGGTGGACGAGTGGCTCTCGGGCGATATTCGTGAAGACGTGGTCGGCGCCATCGAGCAGGGTGCGTCCAAGGTCGACGACTGGCTTATCCTGGCGGTGTCCTCGGAGGGTACCGTCAGGAACTCCGCTGGCGACAACATGAAGATGGAGCTCCTCAACATTCTGCGAGGGGAGTACTCGGATCCCCACACGTCCATCTTCTACTACAGGCTCGATGACCTCAAGGAGGTCGGGGATCCGTCGACCTGGCTCAAGGCCCAGCCAAATCTTGGGGCCACCGTCTCCTACGAGACATATCAGCGTGACGTCGAACGGGCGGAGCACGTGCCGGCGGCTAGGAACGACATCCTGGCCAAGAGGTTCGGCATTCCCATGGAGGGGTACACATACTTCTTCACCTACGAGGAGACTCTGCGGCATAACCGTCAGGACTTCTGGGGTATGCCATGCTCCATCGGCGTCGACCTGTCGCAGGGCGATGACTTCACCGCCTTCACATTCTTGTTCCCCCTCAGCCGGGGCAGGTTTGGCGTCAAGACGCGCTGCTACATTTCCGAGCGCACCATGCTGCGGCTTCCGGGAGCCACTCGTCAGAAGTACGAGGAGTTCCTCCAGGAGGGCTCGCTCATGGTGCTCGAGGGTACGGTTCTTGACATGATGAACGTCTACGAAGATCTCGAGGCGTTCATCGCCGACTGCGAGTACGACGTGCGCTGCCTGGGGTTCGACCCGTACAACGCCAAGGAGTTCGTGACTCGCTGGGAGAACGAGAACGGACCGTTCGGCATCGAGAAGGTCATCCAGGGAGCCCGGACCGAGTCCGTGCCTCTGGGCGAGATCAAGGACATGGCGGAGGACCGCAAGCTCCTCTTCGACCAGTCCATGATGACCTTCACGATGGGGAACGCCATCACCCTGGAGGACACCAACGGGAACCGCAAGCTCCTGAAGGCCCGACGGGAGAACAAGATCGACTCGGTCGCCGCCCTGATGGACGCCTGGGTCGCTTACAAACTCAACAAGGACATGTTCGACTAGGAGGTGAAGGACATAGGACTGCGAGATAGACTACAGCACGCCTACAACGCCTTCACTGGCAGGGACGTCGACCGATCGAACCTCGGTCCTTCCTACAGCGTACGGGCCGACCGGCTCGCGCTCGGATGGACGGCCGACAAGTCGATCATCTCGTCGCTGTTCAACATGATCGCTATCGACGTGTCCGCCACGCCGATCCGACATGTCGACACAGCTCAAAATGGAACGTTTGTTGGCGTTCGGCGGTCAGCCCTGAACGACTGCCTGATGCTGGAGCCCAACATCGACCAGAGCGGCCGAGCCTTCATCCAAGATGCCGTGCTGTCGCTGTTCGACGAGGGCGTCATCGCAATCGTTCCGGTCGAATCAGACCTGGACCCGAGGACTAACAACAGCTTCGACATCAAACAACTGCGAGTTGGGCGGATCACCCAGTGGTTCCCCGAGCAGGTTGAGGTTGAGGTCTACAACCAGGCTCGCTCTACCAAGGAGCGGGTAATCCTGCCGAAGCGCACCGTCGCCATCATCGAGAATCCTCTCTATGAGGTGATGAACAAGCCGAACTCGACCCTCAAGCGACTGAGCCGCAAGCTCTCCATGCTGGACCTGGCCGATGAGAAGACGTACACCGGAAAGCTGGACATCATCATCCAGCTCCCCTACGTCGTCAAGACCGAAGCCATGCGCCAGCGGGCGGAGAACCGCATTCAGTCTATCGAGGACCAGCTAGGCAAGGGCGGTCATGGGATCGCCTACACCGACGGTTCCGAGAAGATCACTCAGCTAAACCGCCCGGCGGAGAACAACCTGCTTGATCAGATCAAGTTCCTCACCGCCGAGCTCATGAGTCGACTGGGTATCTCGGAGGACGTCTTCAAGGGCACTGCGACGGAGATCGTCTGGACGCACTATTGGAACCGAGCTGTGGAGCCCGTACTCTCGGCGCTCGCCGACGGGATGAGCAAGGCCTTCCTCACGAAGACCGCGCGAACCCAGGGGCAGGCCGTGCAGTACATCCGTGACCCGTTCAAGAACGTCCCACCGAGCCAGATCGTCACGTCCCTGGACACCATGCTCAGGGACCAGGTCATCACGCCGAACGAGGCTCGTACGAGGATTGGTCTTCCGCCGTCCCCGAACGAGCAGGCGGATCAGTTGCAGAACCCGAACATCAACCCTCAGATGGGTGATACCTCCCTGGACGGCGAGGGGGATATTTCGGACTCCGGTCCTGATGTTCAGTCAGTGCTCAGCATGCCGATGAGCCAAGTCAGAGGAGAAGGATGAAGTTCGACTTCAGTGGCTGGGCCACTAAGAACGACCTGACCTGCTCCGACGGGCGCACTATCAAGCATAATGCGTTCAAGGAGAATGACGGCCAGCGCGTGCCGCTTGTATGGCAGCATGGGCACAATGCCGTCGACAACGTTCTCGGGCACGCACTGCTCGAGAATCGGGATGAGGGCGTTTACGCCTACTGCGCTTTCAACGACACTCCTGGCGCCGAGAACGCCAAGGAGCTCGTGAAGCACGGCGACGTCAAGGCTCTCTCGATCTACGCCAACCGCCTCGACCAGCGAGGGGCTGACGTTATTCACGGCAACATCGTCGAGGTTTCCATGGTCCTGTCCGGGGCCAACCCGGGCGCCTTGATCGACAACGTTGCTCTGGAGCACTCGGATGGTTCATGGACCGAGTCCGAGGACGAGGCCGTCATTTATTCCGGTCTCACGCTCTCGCACGATTCCGGAGAAACAACGGAGGACACAGAATCCATGGACGAAGACGAGGTTTACGACGAGGACGACCTCACGGTCGCCGATGTCCTCGAGACCCTCGACGATGACCAGCGTCTGGCTGTTGCGGCCCTTATCGAGGAGATCAGCGGTGACGTTGATGCCGAGGATGAGGACTTCGACGAGGACGAAGAGTTCGATGAGGACTATGACGAAGACTACGATGAGGACGCCGAGCACGGCGACTCTGGGGGTGATACTCTGATGCATTCCAACATCTTCGAGGGCGACGCTCGTAACCACATGGGCCCGCACCTCTCTCACGCTGATGAGGAGCAGATCTTCGCTGAGGCTCGTCAGCCCGGCATGACGCTCCGCACCGCTGTCCTGGCTCACGCCGCGGACTACGGTATCAAGAACCCGGAGCTGCTGTTCCCGGACGCCACCAACCTGGACCCGGAGCCCCAGCGCATCATGCGCGAGAACTCTTGGGTTTCCAAGGTTCTCCAGGGGGCCAAGCACTCGCCGTTCTCCCGCGTCAAGACCCAGTGGTCCAACCTGACCATTGACGACCTGCGGGCCAAGGGTTACGTCAAGGCCAGCCGCAAGAAGGACGTCGTCTACGAGGTCGCCAACCGGAAGACCGAGCCGACGACCGTTTACAACAAGACGAAGATCGACCGTGACGATGTCCTCGACATCACCACGTTCAACGTCGTTGCCTGGATGCAGCAGAACCTTCGCCTGGCCCTCGAGGAGGAGCTCGCACGCGCCGTCCTGATTGGTGACGGCCGTGAGGTGTCCAACTCCGACAAGATCAAGGAGAGCAACATCCGTCCGATCTGGAAGGATGACGAGCTGTTCTCCCACAAGGTCCTGATCGACAAGGACGCCAAGACTCCGGACATCATCGACGCCGTTCGTCGGTCTCGGAAGTTCTACAAGGGCTCCGGCATGCCGGTCCTGTTCACCACGAACGCGTTCGTGTGCGACATGCTCGAGATCAAGGACATCAATCAGCGTTACATCTATGAGACCAAGCAGGCCGTTGCCAACGCCCTGAACGTCTCGGATGTCATCGAGGTTGAGGTCATGGAGGGCGCCAAGCGCGAGGTTGCGGGCAAGACCCAGAACCTGCTCGGCATCATCGTCAACATGCAGGACTACACCCTGGGTGCAGACAAGGGCGGCGAGACTTCCTTCTTCGAGCAGTTCGACATCGACTTCAACCAGCAGAAGTACCTGCTGGAGGCTCGTTGCTCGGGCTCGCTGACGAAGTACAAGTCCGCGATCGTCATCGAGAAGGCCACGGCCTGATCCGGTCAAAATGGCAAGATTCTTCGGAAGCATAGGTTACGGGCACGCCGTCGAGACATCGCCTGGCGTGTTCGAGGACAAGGTCACGGAGAGGGAGTACTATGGGGACGTGAACCGTTCCCAGAAGCAGTACGACAGCGAGCCGAAGGTTCTCCAGAATCTCCGACTCAACAACGAGATTTCCATCTTGGCCGATTCTTACGCCGAGGAGAACTTCTTCGCCATCAAGTATGTGAGGTGGATGGGGGCGCGCTGGGTCGTCACAAATGTGGAGGTCCGCCGCCCCCGTCTCATCCTCAACCTCGGAGAGGTGTACAATGGCCCAACGCCTTGAGTTCCACAACAAACTCGTCGAAGCGCTGGGCTCTAGGAACGTCTACTTCCAACCCCCGGAGTCCGTCCAGCTCACCTACCCGTGCATCGTGTACGAACGGAGTCGAGCAGACTCGAAGTTCGGGGACAACGCTAATTGGATGTACACGCCGCGTTATTCGGTCACCCTCATCAGCAGGAATCCCGACGAGCCGGTACTGGACGTCCTGGCCGACATGCCTATGTCCACCTTCGAGAGGCACTTCGTCTCGCACAACCTTCATCACGACGTGTTCAACATCTACCAAGGAGTATAGATGGCAGTCCTCACATGGGACGAGACGGGCAAGAAGTTCTATGAGACTGGTGTGGACCGTGGGGTCCTCTTCCCCGTCAACCCCGCCACTGGCGCTTACAACAAGGGCGTCGCCTGGTCGGGTCTCACCAACGTGACTGAGACCCCTTCTGGTGCGGAGCAGACCGACCTGTACGCAGACAACATCAAGTACCTCTCTCTGACCTCGGCGGAGACGTTCGAGGGCAAGATCGAGGCATACACCTACCCAGACGAGTGGCTCCAGTGTGACGGCTCGGCTATTGTCGACAAGGTCGTCATCGGTCAGCAGGAGCGCTCCTCCTTCGGGCTGGCTTACCGCACCATCAAGGGCAACGACCAGCAGAAGAACAACTACGGCTACAAGCTGCACCTTCTGTACGGTCTGGCCGCCTCCCCCTCGGAGCGGTCCTACGGTACGATCAACGACTCCCCTGAGGCGATCACCTTCTCGTGGTCCTTCAAGGGCACCCCGGTGAACGTTACCGACCACAAGCCGACCTGTGTCGTTACCCTCGACTCCAGCGTCATCGGCAAGAACGGCATGACCGCCATCGAGAAGCTGATCTGGGGCGACGGCACTAACGACGCCAAGCTCCCGACTCCTGACGAGGTCATCGCCGCCGTCAAGGCTGCGGCCTGATAACTCCCACGGACCCCGTGATACGCTCCGGGGTCCGTGGTGACCCCAGGGAGGAACGAATGCTGACGATTCACGTCGTCGGGGATGAGCTCTATGACGAGGATCGAAATGAGTTCATCAACGGATTCGAGGGCGACCTCGAGCTCGAGCACAGTCTCGTCGCTCTGTCAAAATGGGAGTCCAAATGGCACATCCCGTACATCGGCAACGAGAAGCTCACCGAAGAGCAGGTCCTGGACTACATCAAATGCATGACTCTGAATGACGTCGACCCCGTCGTCTACTCGCACTTGTCCATGGACAACGTGAAACTGATCCGAGAGTACATCGAGGACTCGATGACGGCAACCACATTCGTGGAAACCGAGGGATCCAGCCCCAGCCGAAACACTATCACGTCAGAGCTGGTCTATTACTGGATGGTCGCTCTCCAGATTCCGTTCGAGTGCCAGCACTGGCACCTTCATCGACTTCTCACACTCATTCGAGTGTGCAATGTCAAGAACCAACCCGACAAGAAGATGTCGACCGCCGCCACGCTTCGACAGAATCAGGCTCTGAACGCGGCGAGACGGGCCAAGTACAAGTCAAGAGGTTAACATGCCCGGTGTTACTCCTCTCCTCCACGGTAAAGTTCGAGGAGAGTCTAGTCCGTTCAGCACAGTCTACATCTCCCCGACCAACGGAGTCACCGACGCCTCGATTACTCTGGGGGCGAACCCCGAGTTCGAGCTGGACGTCCCTTTCTACGAGGGGTCCAAGGCCCTGGTGCGGGTCGTTCGCAAGGACGGTTCCTCGGATCAGAAGATGATCGACCTCAAGGAATCCATGCCCGAGAAGGTTGTCTGGTTCAACAACCGGGCCGCTGCTGGGTACGGGACGTTCGACACCGGCTGGAAGGAGATCACCAGCGGAGAAGGCGCTGGCTCCTACCAGTATCGGGTCATGGCTGGGACAGTCTACATCCGAATCAAGGGCGACGGCTGGCAGGGGGCCAACTTCAGCGGCCCAATCAACACCGAACGTCGGCTCGCAGACATCCCGACGGCGTTCCAAGTGAAGACCCGAACCTGTTTCCCGCTCCCGAAGGGCGACGGAACCATTGACGGCTCCACTATCGAGGTTCGCCCCAACAACACGGTAGTCATGTGGATCAAGGCTGAGGGCAACAGGATCGTCCCGACGGTCTTCGCTCCTATCGAGAACTCCAACGGCTGAAAAGGTCAAAATGACTGTATCTCAATACGCGGCGTCTTGCGCCAGGTACTACGCCGACGTTGCTGATGTCGGCTACTCGCAGCCCGATCGCTGGACTTTCTACGATCGGTCCGACTGGGACGGCTGGCTCATCAATCCGCCCGCCAATGCCGACTGCTCGGCTCTCGTCGCAGGCTGCTACAACCTCGCGGCTCACCACGAGTGGGGCGAGCCCTTCACTGCCGGCTATTTCCCCCGGTCGACCTGGACCGGATCGCTTCGGGAGGAGTGTGCTCAGCGCAACTTCGCCGACATCTCGGATTCCTGGACCGGCAACGAGCCTGATGGCGGATTCGAGATCGGCGACATCGTCTTGTCCGAGGCAGCCTCGGGTGGTAAAGGACACGTCGCCATCGTAACGGGTCTAAACCCGACCATTCTTTCCGAGGCATGGATCGCTGAGGACGGAAGCGATGACGGGTGGATGGGAGACCAGACTGAGCAAGAGGTCCGGTCCAAGGAGTACGACGAACATCCCTATACTCTGTCCGCATCTTGGACCCACTGCCTTCGCCGGCGGGACAACCACGGCGGCTCGGCTCCCTCACACGCCGAGTCATCCTCCGGGACCTCCATTCAGCAGGCCGTACTTCGCGCCGCTGATGCTGTCGGGTGTCCTTGGTGGGCTGCTCTCGGCTGCCTCAAGGTGGAGACCGGCGAGGAGGGTGCCAACATCTACGGCCACGACGCCGGAGGTGCCTGCTCGGGCTGGGGCGAGGTCACGGAGCACAACTTCAAGAACTACTTCTGGCCCATCGTATCCGAGTGGGGTACCTCGAACGGAGTCGGTCCGCTTCAGATCACCTATAACGGGTACTTCATCAACGATCCCGACCGAGCCTGGTGGGATCCGCAGAAGTCGGCCGAGGTCGGGTGCTCTATTCTCAAGGGACTCATCGAAGCCGAAGGCGATTCCTACGAGGACCTCCGCCGTGTGGGGTCTCGCTACAATTCCGGGACTATGTATGGGTCCTACGAAGCGTACGGCGTGCCTTTCTCCGACGCATGCCGCTACTGGTACAACAAAGGCCGTCCGTCTCAGGGCACGAGCGACGGCGGAGAGGAACTCGAAGTGTCATACGCAACTGATCTGCTTTCTGAGATCAAGGACCGTCTCGTTGAGGTCTCCGACCAGACTGGTGCCGGCATCGCCGGTCGTCGTTTCGACGGACCCATCGTTGGCTGGCTGAAGGATGTCTCATACAAGGAGGACCAGATCCTGAAGACTCTCAACGAGATCAACACGAAGCTCGACGAGAAGAAGTGAGGCCACCGTGCCTTACTGTCACGTCAAGGGGGACATTCCTCCGTTCGCCACGCTGACGGTCGATCCTGATGACGGACCCACCTATGTCGACACTGCCGGTGAGAACGGCAAGATCGACGGTATGGTGTGGTTCTTCCGAAGCACTAACGCTCGTCTTTTCCTGGATGACCAGGGATGGTCCGCCACCAAGACGGTAACTTTGATCGAGGACACCGTCGTTGATGTCACCATCAAGACTAATCGTCCAGCTGGTGGCGGAGGCGGCGGCAACGGGAACGTCCTGATCCTCGGCCGTGAGGAGCAGGTGCCCACAGGTACTCCTCCGAACACGGTCATCGTACGAAAGGTCTGATCATGGCGTCTCCCATGAAGGGTATCGCGGTCTCCAAGAATCAGGACGAGAAACTCAGCGTTCCGTCAGCTGTTGGGGACTGGGCGCTGCTCGTAGTGGGCGGCCAGTTCGGCACCATGCAGGATTGCACGCCGGCTGGATGGACCGGGAAGTACGCCACCGGCGCCAAGCTTCGCTCTTGTACCGTGGCCGTCAAAATGGTTGCAAATCCTGCCGACACCCAGAACGTGGTGTGGAAGTCACCGGACCCGGCTCACAACGGACGACACGTTGCGGCCCTCATGGTGTTTGACGGGGGCAAGGTCAAGAGTCTGGTACCCGGCACACCGGCTGAGAGTGCTGATGGCTGGAAGAACGGACCATTTCCTCAGCTCACAGGGTTCGTGCAGCACGATGTGGCTACCAATCCCGTAGCGACTTTCCCAGAAAACGTCGAGTCGGTAACCAATGGTGCCTGGGGCAAGGACACAAAGATGTCCTGGTCGTCGATCGTCGTCGGATACGCTCAGTCGCCGTACGTTCCGCCAAGCGAAACCGGCGTGTGTGCCCTCTTCGGTGTCGACGTCCGGCTTAAGGAGCAGAACGACTCGCTCGATCCGACTCTCGCTGACGGATCCAAGATCGGCGTCAACGTGTGGGACGGGGCTCGGGAGACCCCAACCGTCACGATGCGAGCAATTCCTGAGGGCGCCAAGACGATCTCGGAGCTCCTCACGATTCCGCACTTCATTGTGGGGCATCGGGGGGGATCCCAGTCCTGGCCCGAGCACACGGAGATCGGATACACCCAGGCGGTCGACTACCACGCTCACGCGTTGGAGTTCTCGGCCGCTCGGAGCAAGGATGGCGTCTGGTTCGGCTGTCACGACAAGAGCCTGAGTCGTCTTGTCCCGGCGCTGACCAAGAACGCGGACGAGTACACCTGGGCTGAGATCAAGGCCGCAGCGTCGAAGACCCAGTACATGCCGGCGACGATCGATTGGTTGATAAACACGTACTCCAAGAGTCACGTCATCGTCTTCGATCCGAAGCATAAGCTGGGCGAGTGGGAGTCCGTTTGCGACATGTTCAAGGGCATGGAGCATAAGGTCATACTCAAGTCCTATGGAGACTCCAAGTGGGCGTTCGACGGAATGCGAGCACGCGGATTCAAGACCTGGGGGTATGCGTACGCCTCGGACACAACCAAGGAATGGTATCCGAACTTCCTCGCGGGGAAGGTCTGCGATATTCTGTCCATGGAGTTCAATGCGCCACAGACCACATGGGGTGCCCTGAAGGCTTCAGGTCTCCCGACCGTTGCGCATATTCCCGCTGACGCCGAGCAACTCAAGACAGGATGGTCTCGAGGCGCGATGGGCGCCATCGTGTCGGGTATTGCGGCCGCCTGTGAGAGGGCCGCGTGAGTCCGGCGTTCACGCTGGAGATGGATTCGAGGATGGACACGGGGAAGTGGCTCGAGAGACTCAAAGAGGGCCGCTTCTTCGATTTCCTCGACGACTGCGGACAGGCCGGGGTGGCTGCGCTAGCTGCTGCTACTCCGGTCAGGTCCGGTTACACTGCATCCAGCTGGTCTTACGAGATCAAGCGGAGCAGAAACCGAGTCTCGCTGGTCTGGAACAACTCCCACGTGGAGCAGGGTGTCCCGATCGCAGTCATATTGCAATACGGGCATGGCACCAGGACCGGTGGCTATGTCCAGGGCGTGGATTATATAAATCCGGCGCTCAGGCCTATATTCGACAGCATCGTCAAGCAGCTTGAAAGCGCGGTGAGAGGCTAGTGGCGTCAATCGAGGAGCGGGTAGTCGCTCTTAAGTTCAACAACGGCCAATTCATGAACGGGGTTCAGGACTCTCTCAACGGAGTCAAGAAGCTCGAGGAGGGATTGGCATTCCGAGGCGGCGTTGAAGGGATCAATCAGGTCTCCGCAGCTGCCAAGAACCTTAATTTCTCGGAGGCCCAGGCGGGTATTGCCGAGACTACGAGCAAATTCTCGGCTCTCCAGTCGATTGCCTTCGGCGCACTCGCCAGCATCGGCGGGAAGATTGCCGAAATCGGCTCCTCGATGCTCTCGAGCTTCACGGTTCAGCCCCTTATCGACGGTATGAAGGAGTACGAGCTCCAGCTCAACTCCGTTCAGACCATTCTCGCCAACACTGCCCAGAAGGGCGAGACGATCCAGACCGTTAACGCGGCTCTGGACCAGTTGAACACTTACGCGGACCAGACCATCTACAACTTCGGTGAGATGACATCCAATATCGGTAAGTTCACCGCTGCCGGCATTGGACTGGACGACTCTGTCGCGTCGATTAAGGGTCTGGCGAACTGGGCGGCCGTCGCTGGTGCCAACTCTGAGTCCACTTCGAGGGCTATGTACCAGCTTTCGCAGGCTATGGCCGCAGGAACGGTGAAGCTTCAGGACTGGATGTCCCTGGAGAACGCCGGCATCGCTACCAAGCAGTTCCAGGACCAGCTGATTCAGACAGCCAAGGTCCACGGCAAGAGCGTCGACGAAATGATCGCCAAGAACGGGTCATTCAGGCTCTCCCTTCAAGAGGGATGGCTGACCCAGGAGATCATGATGGAGACGCTGAAGCAGATGGCCGGTGAGTACACCGACGAGCAGCTTCTCTCCATGGGTTACACCGAGGAGCAGGTCGCTCAGATCCAGGAACTGGCCAAGACCGGTATGTCTGCGGCTCAGGACATCAAGACGTTCTCGCAGCTGATGGGTGTCATCGGTGAGGAGCTTGGTTCGTCCTGGTCTCAGTCATTCCGAATCATCTTTGGCGACTTCGAGCAGGCCAAGGAACTGTGGACCAAGGTCGGCGCCTTCCTCACGGGTCCGAGTGGTGTCATCACGCAGATGGGTAACGCCCGGAACGCCCTCCTCCAAGGATGGGCTGACCTCGGCGGTAGGCAGAAGGTCCTCGAGGGCCTCGCCTCCCTGTTCCACGCAATGTGGGATCCGCTCCAGCGCATCGGTCAGGCGTTCTCGCAGGTCTTCAGCGGTCCGTCCGCCGAGGGTCTGTACGCGATGTCCGAGGCGTTCGCCAACTTCATGGCTAAGTTGGTCCCCAGCGAGGCTACGGTCGAGTCGATCGGTAACTACTTTGAGGCGTTCTTCCGGATCGTCAAAATAGGTGTACTGGTTCTCACCGACTTCGCAAAGGTGATCGGATGGATCGCCGGCGGAGCGCTCAAGGGACTGGGAGCCATCATTTCCAACCTCCGTGGTCACACCGCTGGTTGGTCTTGGAGTCTCCTGGAGAGTGTCGAGGCCGTTCAGAGTTGGTATGAAAGCCTGAATGTCGCCGAGAACGTCATCAAGGCCCTCATCTGGACGGGCCACGGTCTGAAGCGTATCTGGAACAACTTCTCCGAGGGGTTCCATGACGAGATCACGCCCAGCCTCAGACGCCTCAAGGAGGCCTGGGACGGTCTGTGGGAGGCTCTGAAGACTGCGGGCTCCAGTATTAAGGAATCCATCGTCGCCCCCTTCCGGGAGCTCAAGGAGAGCGCCCAGGAGGTCGGCGAGGCGCTTGGTATCACTAGTGACTCCACCGAGGAAGCCGGCGATACGGCCGAGGCGAACGAGTCCAAGTTCACCAAGCTCAAGAACAAGATTGTCGAGCTGTTCGAGTCTGCCTACAAGAAGTCATATTTCTGGGGGCAACACCTAGCCGACCATCTTATTCCGGCGATCGACAAGCTTACCAGCTTCATTATCTGGCTGACTGAGTGTATCAACAAGCAGGCCATTGTCGTTAGCGACTGGTTGACCCCCAAGATGGAGCGACTGGCCGCACTCTACGACGAGGTGTCCACCAAGTTCAGCGAGTGGGCCGAGGCCATGCAGAACGGACCCGATATTGCTTGGCTGTCGTCGCTTGGCGGCATCCTTTCATCTTTCGGGGCCGGTGTCTGGGGCGTCCTCAAGAATCTAGCGACTCTGAACTTCGACTTCGACACCAAACCGTTCCATAAGGCGTTCAGCGACCTCAAGACGCTCATGGGCGAGTATGCCGAGTCTGTCAAGTACGGCTGGAACACCACCAAGGAGTTCATTGCCAACCTTGAGCTCAAGGACAAGGCAACTTCCGGATGGCATAACTTCGTCAAGCTTATCCATGGTATCGGCAAGGTTCTGTCCACCGTCGGCCACTACGCAGTCATCGCCGCCAAGGCTCTCATCGAGCCGTTCAAGGGCGCATTTGCTGAGCTCAAGAACATGGCCGACAACGGCGACTACGGAGGCATATTCGACGCCATCCTCAAGACGGGCGCTCTGGTTACATTCCTCGCAATTGCCCGGAATGTTATCAACACCTTCAAGGAGTGGGGTAAAGCCGGATCCAACTTCGCTGGAATCCTCGGCAGTGTCAAGGACGTCATCGACGGGTTCAAGGAATCAATGGAGGCTACTACCGCCAAGGTCAAGGCCACCACTGTCCTTATTCTCGCCGGAGCCGTTCTCGTTCTGGCCGCTGCGCTCTGGGTCGTCGCCCAGATCCCGGCCGGCAAGATTGTGGCTGCTGGCGCGGCTCTATATTTCATGTTCAACATGCTGAAGAAGGCGGAGGACGAGCTGTCCAGCGCCGGCGAAGGCAAGGACACGAAGGGGCTCGCCAAGCGAATGCTGGCGCTGGTCGTATTGGCCGGAGTCGCACTCCTACTGGGCAAGGCACTGAACAACATCGGCACTATGGACTGGGATGATATCCTCAAGGGGACTCTTGGGCTCTTCGCAGTCATAAAGATGCTGATGATGGTGGCCGATACGACTACCAAGAAGAACAAGGATATCCTGGCGTTCGCTCTCACGGCGATTCCGCTGGGCATCGGTGTCATGCTCCTTGCCTATGCAGTCAAGCCGCTTGGTGAGATGAGTCTGTCGGACCTGACACAGGGTGTTCTGGCACTTGGTCTTATCATGAAGATGATGACCATGATGTCCCAGATGGGCACGGTCAAGATCAAGAAGGCCTCGGCATTCGCATTCCTTGCGCTGGCATTTACCATGCGACAAATTGCGAAAGTCCTAACCGAGATCGGTGAGTTGTCTTGGGGCGACACGATCAAGGGCATCATCGCTATGGATATTTGCCTGGCGTCCTTGACGTTCACGGTCGAAAGACTCGGAAGCGACAAGCTCTCGGGCGGCAAGTCTCTTGTCGGGGCTCTAACGATCCTTGTCCTGGCGGCGACGCTTAAACTCATCGCCAGCGATATTGAGAGTTTCGCATCCATGCCATGGGGCGACTACCTCAAGGGTCTGGTCATGATGTCAGCGGCCCTGGCCGTTCTCGTTGGGATCAGCTCCATCGGTGGGGGAAGTCTCGCCGGTGCCGCGGGCCTCTTCGTGACTGTAGCGGCACTCGCTCTCCTGGCGCCGGTCATGAAGATGCTGGGGGAGATGGACTGGGCCACCGCAGGCAAGGGTATTGCTATCATGGCCCTGGGGTTGGCCGCTCTTGTGGCTGTCGGATATGTTGCCGAGTTCGCTGCAGTCGGTCTACTTGCACTGGGCGGCGCCATCCTGATGATCGGCATGGGTGTCGGTCTAGCAACCGAGGGTATCGCCAAGTTGGTTGATGCCATTGCAAATCTGTCGACCTCAGGAGCCGATGGTGTCCAGACATTCCTCGCGGCCGTCGACGGCTTCATTGAGAGAATGCCTGCGATGGGTACGGCGCTCGGCGAGGGCTTCATCAACTTCATGCAAGTCCTCATCGACAACTCCGGCACCATCGTCGAGTATCTCAAGCTCATCCTGACGTCTGGCGCTCAGGCCATGATCGAGTCCATCCCGACGTTCGTTCAGCTAATGACCACGATCCTTCTAGCGATCATCCAGGTCATATACGACAACGCTCAGGCGCTCATCGACTGTGCCATATTCTTGATCCTGACCCTGTCACAGGCCTTGATCGATAATATGCCGCAGTTGGTCCAGAGAGGTTCGGATGTGCTCATATCCTTCTTGGATGGGCTGAGTCAGAAGATTCCTGAGATTGGGCAGAAGGCTACAGACTGCATCGTGGCGTTCATCACCAGTCTCGGCGACGAGATGCCACGAATCACTGATGCAGCGGCCAAGACCGTCATCAAGTTCATAAACGGACTTGCGGACGCGATCGAGAACAATTCCGAGGCTATGGCTCAGGCGGGCGTTCGACTCATCAGTGCCATCACTAGGGGCATCGGCACCGGCATCAAGACTCTCGTATCTACGGGGGTCTCGCAGATGAAGAACGCTGGTATTCAGCTGGTCAACGGCCTCAAGAATGCGATCACCAGCAAGCTCTCCTCCATCGCCAGTGCGGTCACGAGCATGGGTAGCACCGTTGTTTCGAAGGTCAAAGCAGCATTCGGCATTCATTCTCCTTCGAGGGTGATGTACGAGATCGGCGATTTCCTTATGCAGGGTCTTGCTAACGGTATCACCGATAACACTGAGCAGGGTATCGCAGCGGCTACCACCATGGCCACTGACACCGTCGACGCGTTGTCCAAGGGCTTCGGTAATACGAAGGATATTTGGAACAACGCATTCGGAGAGAATGCCGATCCGACGATCAAGCCGGTTCTGGACCTCTCGCAGGTCGAGGAGCAGGCAAGTCGTCTCGACGAGATCCTCCCCAAGGAGGAGATCGCCGGTACTCTCACGTCGACGGCAACCGCCCAGCTTGCTGGACGAGTAGTCACTAGCACTCCTACGAAGTCGAATGACACCGCCCCCAGCGAGACGTACAACCAGGGCACAAGCCTCGTGTTCAACCAGTACAACAACTCGCCGAAGGCGCTGTCCGAGGCGGAAATCTACCGCCAGACTCGTAACCAGATCGAGCAGGTGAAGGGAGCCATGTACGAGCTATGATTGAGTCAATCGAGTTTCTTACGTACCGACAGCAACGCGTCGTTCTTCCTCTGAGGGATCCTTGGGGGATTGGCGTGGCTGTCAAATCCGTTGACGGCCTGTCGGCTACGAAGGCCTCGATCAACACGACTGAACTGGCTCTTACGGATGTGGCTATATTCAACGGCGCGAGGGCGGGAATGAGGAACCTCAAGATCAAACTCGCGCCGTTACCCCTGCCCGACATCGAGACCAGCAGGCAGCGCATATACTCCTGGTTCCAGATCAAACAGCTCATGACTGTGTATATCAACACGGACAAGCGCAGGGTCAAGACCGAGGGGTATGTTGAGGCGGTTGAGGCGGACATATTCTCGAAGGAACAGGAGATCAACGTCTCCATCCTATGCCCGGATGCTTATTGGCATGACGCTGACACCAGTATCGACAAGAACCTCGAGTGGTCCAGGGAGATCCCCTCTTTCGAGTTCGACTTCATGGACCAACCATCTCCGTCACTGGAGTTCAGCAAGGACCGTGGTTTATTGTCCGCCACGATTGACTATGAGGGTGACGTGGAGACTGGGTTCACCATGGTCTTCACTTTCCGCCCAGGAGCCAAGCTTCCGATCACGGTAACCGAGACCTTCTCCGGCGACCAGTTCAAACTCACCGGAGCATTTCTCGACAAGACCTACTACAAGGTCGATCCCATCGTGGGCGGCGACATCGTCACGGTCAATTCTAGGACGGGGCGCAAGTCTATTATCCGGAACCGGGGCGGTCGCAAGGACAAGTTCATAGCGGCATTGGACCGTAACTCCGATTGGCTCAAGCTGAGGCCTGGTGTCAACGAGTTCCAGATCGCTATGAATGATCCGAATCTCACGGACGTATATTTCTCGACCGACGTTCTCTTCCAGGGGGTGTGATATGTATCTCGCGGTTTTTGACGAGGCCATGGTTCTCCAGCATATCTGCGAGGACTACAAGTCCATCGTCTGGACTGAGAGGTTCCACGGCTTCGGCGATTTTAAACTAACGGTTCCTGGCACCCTGGAAAACCTGCAGATCTATCAACTCGACTACTACTTGTACACCAAGGGCACGAACAAGCTCATGATCATCGAGCAGGTCGAGCTTAATACAGAGTATAGCAAACAGTCGCTGCTGACGGTAAGTGGACGTAGTCTTGAGTCTATATTGGATCGGCGTGTCATGCATCCTTATCCGATTTGGGATGGGACTAGGCTGTGCATGCACGAGCGAACCAAAGGAAAAGTCAAAGACGTTATCAAGCACTACACCAACCTGCTGTTCAAGCAAAGGGACTCGCTGGACACGTCGCACGAGAGACACGTCACGGGATTCGGCTGGTACTCGGTCGATGAGCTGCCTTCAGGGATTCGTAAGGGACGCCCCGTTTCTTCGATGGATATCGGAGACATCAGAGCGAACGCTAACGGTACTGTCCGAAACATGTCGCGGAATCCCGATTACACTAATGTGGCCTATGATAGCGTTGATCCATATATTATGGAAGGTTCCTGGTACAAACTTGTTCAGGAGCTAACCGACTTGACTATGTCTGGATGGGCTATCGAGTATGACGGGGAAGATCCGTATTACTGGTACGGGTATACATATAACGGCGTGAACCGAACATTTAATCAAGGCGAACGCCCCCCGGTAGTGTTCTCTCCGAAGTATGACAACCTGTCCAAGGCAACCTACTTCAAGTCTAAGGTGTCTACGCGAACAAAGATATTCTCGGGCGCTGTGAAATTTACTGTACCCTTGGAGTTGCAGGTTACAAAAGAGTATCTCGATGACAACCGAGACTCCGCGATGCAGAACAACTCCGTTACCGTCGGCACCAAGGGACTTGGTCTGCGGGAAGGTTATTTCCAGAATCCGTCGATCGAACATACCAACGGATACACGATCTCGACGGGGGCCAAACAGTGGGGCTTGTCTTCGATTGACCCAGAGTCCATCTATCGTCAGATTGCCGAGCAGTGCAATACTGAGCTGTGGCGTCACATGCCGATTGAGATGTTCTCGGGTGAGGCTGCCCAGCAGTCCATGTATACTTACAACGAGGACTTCTTCTTAGGCGATTTCGTGCAGATCCAGAACGAGTTCGGGCAGCAGGACATCGCTCGGGTGACCGAGTATATACGTACATCCTCGGACTCGGAGGGCGACGTCTTCTATCCGACGTTCACGTCCTTGTCCGATATTCAGAAGTCGAAACCGGGGTTGAACATCACATGACAGAGAAATCAGGATTCTTCGTCTCCATCAATGGGGACCGGAAGTACTCCGCTGACGACTTCGGCCGCATGTTCGACGGAGTCATCTCGGACGGTATATTCCAGAACTGGGGTCGAGGGTACCAGGTTGCCAAGGGCTCTGGACGAGAGATCATCGTGCAGTCTGGTCGTGCCTGGTTCAAGGGACACTGGATTGAGAACGACGCGAACAAGGTCTACGCGCTTACCGAGGGCGCTACGGACGGCGATCGTTACGATGCTATAACCCTCAGGGTCGACAAGACACCCAGCGTTCGATCCGCCGGTACTCGCGTTATTCAGGGAACTTCTGGTGGCGGTGTCCCAAAGCCTACCCAGACGAACGACACCTTCGAAGTCATCGTCGCCTATATTCGGGTCCCCAGGGGAGCCAAGACGAACACAGACTTCGAAGTCACGGACTGTCGCGGTAGGGTTGGCGCTCAGTATGCTCAGTGGGCTCAGAGCGTCATGCAGCCCAAGCAGATCACTCTGAACAACAAGAACGATTTCCTCAACGCCTTCAACAACGACCCGAATCTCAAGCGGGTCATTACTCGAGGCAACAACCTGGGCAGGGTCATGACGCCCGCCCAGAAGGCTGCCATTCGGAACGGGACGTTCGACGGCTTGTGGCTGGGGGACTACTGGCAGTACAACGATAATTCCTGCAAGTGGATCATCGTCGATTTCGACCGGTGGTTAGACTATCCGAATGGCGAGAATCAACATCGCATTACAGTCATGAGCGACCGTAACCTCGGAATCGATAATATTGGTACTGAGGGATGGTGCGAAAACGGATGGAATGGGTCCAAGATGCGACGGGACTATGCCAACGGCATGGTGCGTTTCTCCACGCTCACCCAGGTATTCGCCATGTCGGACTTCAGGACATTCCCTGTTCTCGAGCCACACAAGTATGAGAACACGGGTAACGCCTGGGAACGTACCGAGAAGGATTGGGAATGGGAGTATCCACAGCTCACCATACCGTCCGAGTTCGAGATGTTCGGTTCATATCTTGTGCACAACCGCATCAACGGTGACACCCACACCATCGGCCCCATCTCTCGTCAGTTCTCGTATTTCCGTGTTGGCAACCCGATTCCGACCCCGGGCGAATCCTTCTGGCTCCGGGATCAGATTTCCAAGGACTACTTCGGCCTGTACTACGGCGACCAGCGTCGAATCACCTGGGCTCAGTGGACCGAAAAGTACGGGGTGCGCCCAATCGTTTCTATCGGAGGCTAAATGTCTCATACCGTGGAGCTGGTGATCACCATATTCGGCTCCGTTCTCACCAGTACTGGTCTCTGGGCGTATCTCCAGAAACGTGCGGAAAGGCATGATGCCAAGACTCAGCTTATGTTGGGCCTAGCGCACAACCAGATCGTGGCTATGGGAACCGCATATCTGTCCCGTGGTTACATCACCATCGATGAGTTTGAGGACTTGCAGAAGTATCTGTATCAGCCCTATCACACTTTCGGCGGAAACGGGACTGCCGAAAAGGTAATGGACGCCGTGAACCGGCTTCCGATCCATTTTCCTGACACCCGAAGAAAGGACAAGCGCTATGTCGCTGTCGAATCAGACCTACAACACTCTGAAGTGGATTGCTCAGATCCTGCTTCCTGCCCTCGCCACCCTGTATCTCGCCCTGGCGGGTTTGTGGGGTTTCCCTCACACTGAGGCGGTTGTGGGTACCATCACCGCTCTCGACACTTTCCTGGGCGCTCTGCTCGGTCTCGCGGCCAAGAACTACGAGCCCGCAGTTGACGGCGTTCTCCATGTGGACCACAAGAACCAGGAGGTCTACGCCGCTCTGGAGACCCCCGCTCAGGACATGACCAAGAAGGACACGGCCACTCTGAAGGTCTCCGAGGTCTGACGATCCGCGGGATCGACATGGTCTATAATGATACCCCTCATTTGAAAGGAATACCATGTCTGACAACAAGCCGAACACCAAGAAGGCCCTCGAAGAGGCTTACGCTTTCATCGACGGCATGGATCCCGACAGTGAAGCCTATCGCGAAGCTCTCCGCAGCATCAAGGAGCTTGAGCAGATTCAAGACGCAAAACACCGTCGTTTCTGCCCCAGCCCCGATGCTGTGGTGGGCGCCGCCGGCTCCATCCTCGGAATCCTCGCCATCGTGAAGGCTGAGCAGATCTTCCCCGTCGCCTCCAAGGCACTCGGATTCGTCGCCAAGATCCGCATCTGAGACACGAAAGCCTAGGACCCCACAAGGGTTCTAGGTTTTTCGCAAAGCTTCTGAATTTTCGAAATCCAAAAATTCCCGGGTGGGAAAATTGGAACGCGGATTTTACAAGGGCTATAATGAGACCCCCACGAAAGGAATGCATCATGTCCAACATCTTCATCGCATTCGGTTTCATCTCCTTCGTCATGTTTCTGTACACCGTCTACTCCCAGGCCCAGCAGATCAAGGAGCTCAAGAAGACCGTCCGCCACCAGCGGCATCTCCTTAAGTTTACCTCGACTCCGTCCGCCCAGGAGACCGACAATGTAGAGAAGCATCTCGAAGAAGATTGGGCCGATATCGAGAAGATCTTCCGACAGAACTCTACCAAGAAGTGACTCTCACACCTAGAACCCAACTCGGGTTCTAGGTTTCTCGCAGGATCAGCAGGGCATATAATGAGACCCATAGACCGAAAGGATTGATTATGCTGATCTCCCGCCTCGTCGAGAACCTTGTCAAGTCTGTCATCTACTGCGTTGGCATTTACGCCATCGTCAAGTGGGTGCTCTCTCACTACAAGATCTCGAAGCAGGATTTCACCGCCCCTACCCACATCGACCACAGTCTCTGATACCCCTAGAACCCAACTCGGGTTCTAGGTTTCTCGAGAAAGGAACGCACATGGACGACCCGGCAATCCCTGAGATTGAATTCCGCGATCCGGATCCTATCACCAATACGCAGAAGGTCACACTCAAGGTCCCCAACCACGTCGACCCGATGGTTGCCAAGCAGATGCTCCGCAATGCTCTCAGGGACCCGGTCGCCGTTGAGACCTGGCGAGTGGAGCTCAGCAAGATCGAGAAGGAGAGCAAATGAACCTCGCATTCGTCAAAGTCGCCCAGGACTTCGTCGTACGCAATTCGCACCATATCCTCACCGGACTGGCGCTGCTGGGCCTCGGGGCGTCGGTCGCTCTAAGCGTCCATGCGGACCGCCAGATGCAGGAGTGGGATATTGAGGACTTCAAGCGCCTCACCAAGGAGCAGCGGATCAAGATCTACGCCAAGATCTACACCCCTCCGGCTATCGCCATATTGGCCACTGGCGCATGCGTCATCGGCGCTCACAGTATCTCGGTCAAGCGTGAGTCGTCCCTGCTCCTAGCCTACGAAGGCACCCGACAGGTGTACGACCGGTATCGCGCCTCCGTCCAGGATCGCCTAGGTCCGGAGGAGAAGACGATCTCCCAGAATGCCGCGTCCAAGATGGATCCATATCCTCGTGACGCCGCTGTGGTTTGCGGCGAGGGTGACGTCCTGTTCTACGACGCCTACAGCGGCCGTTATTTCAAGTCTACAGTCAACAAGATTGACCGCGTCGTCAATGAACTGAACTACACACTCCTTCGGGAGATGTGTGTCAGCCTCAACGAGTTCTACTCCGGCATCGGTCTCGAGGGCATTTCTCTGGGCGACCAGCTCGGATGGAATGAGCAGAGGCAGATCGAGGTACACTATGGTGCCCAGGTCTCGGACGACGGGAAAGCCGTCGTGGTGATCGATTTCGTCGTCGAGCCCACGGAGAAGTGGTTCAAGCTTTCGTGAAAGGAGCACCGCCTATAACGAGACCCATCTAGAAAGGAATGACCATGAGTTTCAAAGAGACCACCGGATACAAGGTCGTATCCCTTGTCGCCTCGACATCCGCCAGCATCACCGCCGGTGCCGTTGTCGGCGCTCTCTGCCCTCCTGCTGGAGTGGTATTGACCGCCATCTACGGCGTCGGCAGTAGTGTCCTTGGTACATATGTCGGTGACAAGGCCGGACGACAGTACGCCGAGACCCTTGCCGAAACCATCGACTCCATCCAGACACCTCAGACCAACTAGACCCCCTATGCCCTCTAACAAAGGGCATAGGCTTTCGCAAATTCTGCACGCACTATAATGAGACCCCATCAACTCGAAAGGAACTCTCATGTCCGAGAACACCGCCCCCACCGTTATCGAGCACTCCGAGACCGTTGAAGACGAGACCCCCATCGTCGCCGTCAACTGGACCAAGCTCGGTGCCGTCGCCAAGAAGAGTGCGCGTTACGTGCTGCCCGCCGCAGCCGGTTTCGCCGCGCTCGTCCTGGTGAAGGCCCTTGCTAACTCCAGCGACAGTGATGACGAGGCTCCCGCCGCCATCGAATCGGACGCCGACGTCGTGGACGCTGAGCTCGTCGAAGAGACCAACGACTGATCCTACTCACCCCTAGAACCCAACTCGGGTTCTAGGTTTCTCATTTTCAGAAAGGAACGAACGATGGAGCTTCAGGCGGCCGTGGTGGTTACCCTCACCGAGAACGGCAAGACAGTCAAGCGCGTCATCCAGAAGAGCGACAAGTTCGACGAGAAGACCTCGTGGGACCATATTGTCAAGCAGACTAAGTCGCTCGCAGCCACTACTCTCAACTCGATGGACTGAAAGGTATATCCATGATCAAGATGAACGTCACCGCCGAGACCTTTGACGGCGACATGGTTACCGAGACCCTCTGGTTCCACATGAACAAGGTGGACCTGATCGACCTCCAGCAGTCGGAGCCGGGCGGGTTCACTGACACGCTTCAGGCGTTCATGTCTCGCAAGCCTGAGGACTGGACCCAGAAGGACAAGTTCAAGCTGTTCGACTATTTCCGCACCATCGTCGACAAGGCCTACGGCGAGCGGTCGTCTGACGGTAAGCGATTCCAGAAGTCGCCAGAGATCCTCGCCAAGTTCAAGGACAGCATCTTCTACGACGAGTTCGTGCTGAGCCTGCTGGAGGACGAGAAGAAGAGCATCAAGTTCTTCAACGGCGTTATGCCCAAGGCACTCCTTGAGCAGGCCAAGAAGGACCGCCCCGACGTATTCGGTACGATCGAGGCCTGAGAAACCCGAGCGGGGCCCTGGGGAGACCTGGGGCCCCGCATATCAGAAGGAGCGAACATGACCGATAACGTACCCGTGCGTGGAGATTTCCCCTCCAACTCACGGAAGACCAAGCCCGCTGTCGAGAGGGTCGTCAAGACTCCGGCGCGTATTGACAAGGGCAGTCTCGGAAAGCAGGCACTTCAGGCGTTCTTCGCCGAAGACATCAAGGAGGTAGCCAACTACCTTCTCTGGGATATTGCCCTGCCAAGCATCAAGAACGCCGTGAGCGATATCTTCACATCCGGGATCGACCGTCTGCTCTTCGGAGGCGACGGCGGTCCTCAGCGCTCTCGCAGCAACAAGACCTACACCTCATATTCCAATCGGACTTACGGACGTCGTGATACTCCAACCGAGCGGACGTATACTCAGAGGGACCGTCGGGAGCACAATCTCGAGTCCATCATATTCGCAACTCGTAGCGAGGCCGAGGATGTTCTGAATCACTTGATCAGCATCTGCGACCAGTACGACGTGGCGACCGTGGGAGACCTGTACGGCATGGCCGGCATTTCCCAGTCGTACACCGATGAAAACTGGGGATGGCGGGATCTCCGAAGCGGACGCGCTGTCCGTTCCCGCAATGGATACATTCTCGATCTACCGAAACCGGAGGACGTCCGATGAACGACGACGAAGAGATGACAGTTGTCTACGGGCTTACATCCATATTCCTATCCATCTTTATCTTTCTCCTCATCCTCGCCGGTCTAGGATCCCTGCCGGTCTGGGTCATATTCGCAGGCCTAATAGTCATCAACGCCATTCTCATCGCAGGGATCGTGAACGACATAAGGAACAACAAATGAGCGTCGAGCAGATGCGCGCTAAGCTGCGCACAGCATACGGAGGATCAGCGGCGTGGGTCGCCAAAGTTGACCGTATGAATGACGGTCAAGTAATCGCAGTCTACAAGAGCCTTAACGAGAGGAAGTACTTCGCATCATGAGTCTTACAGTTATTTCGCGCCTCGCCGGCAAAGGCGCTCTCATCATCTCCAAGCACGCTCCCGCCATCCTGACGGGGCTGGGAATCGCCGGCTTCACCGCAACCGCAGTCCTCACTGCCAAGCAGACGCTGAGCGTCGGCGAGGTTACCTGGGAGGACCTGAACGAGCTGTCGACAGTCAAGGCGGCCGAGGACGAGGAGAAGTTCGACAAGCGCGAGATTCAGATCGCCAAGGCCCGTGCCTGGGGCAACCTGACGAAGCACCTTGTCAAGCACTACGCTCTGCCGCTGAGCCTGGGTACGGCCTCCGCCATTTCTCTGATCCTGGCGCACCGCATTTCTGCGCATCGGATTGCGGGTCTGTCCATGGCCTACGCCGGTCTCGAGGAGTCTTTCCGCAACTACAAGGACCGTATCGAGGAGGGCTTCGGTAAGGAGGAGACCGAGCGTATTCTCGCCGAGGCTGACGCCAACGCCCTTGACAAGGCGAAGATGGATTACTACAACGATACGGGGCGCGAGTTCCAGCTTAAGCCCGAGGAGTTCATGCGTGAGCTCGGCGTCTCGCCATATGCTGTAGTGTTCGACCAGAACGCGAAAGCCTGGGAGGGGAACGAGGACTACAGCCTCATGATCCTCCACGCTCAGGAGAACTACGCCAACGACATCCTGCGGACTCGTGGATATCTACTCCTGAACGATGTGTACAAGGGCCTCGGCCTGCCTCCGACGTCTGCCGGTTCTGTGGTGGGCTGGGTCTATGACAACGAGGACGGTGACGGCATCGTCGAGTTTGGCAACTTCGAGGTATTCAACTACCGCGACTATGACCCGGTACTCGGACGCGAGGTCACCAAGTTCGTCCTCGACTTCAACGTCGACGGCGTTATTTACGACCAGATTGACAGGGTGGCAATTCGATGAAGGTAGCATTTCTGATCCTGATCGGTTTCGCCATCGGTCGAGCAACTAAACGAAAGGGACGCAAGTGAAACTACTACCGGCGCTCGTCGTCGGTCTCACGGCAGGATTTCTTGCCGTGCAGGACTTGAAGGGCGAGAAGAAGGAGCCTGAGAAGGCTGTAGAAACTCCAGACGAGGTCCAGGAGACACCCGAAGAGAAGGAGAAGCAGATGGACGAGTACGAGGAGATCGTCAACGACGAGTATCTCAACATTACCATGGAGGATGACCTCTCCGAGATTATGGGGGAGGATTTCGAGGAAGAGGACGAAGATGAGGAGGTCGTGGAGGGCGAGTCCATCAGTGAGATCACTGAGGACGATTACAACATTGGTATCTTCAACTTCGATCGGGTCGACCTGATGTATTTCACGGAGGACCGCGTCCTCTGCGACGGTGACATGATCACGATCGACAACAAGGACGAGTGGCTCGGCAACGTTGACCTCGAGATGCAGTCGGACGAGATCACCGTCAAGTGGATCCGTAACTTTAATCTCCCCTACGATATTCGCTTAGAGATCATTGGGGACGCGTACTCCGGATCCCACTGATGGACGACGAGTACTTCGACTTCCTAGTCTCATTCTTGGGGGAGGACGAAAACCAACTGCCGAGCATGTTCGACAGCTACTTCCTCCTGATGAAGCTCTACCGTACCGAGTTCCGCTACTCCGCCATGATGGACCGCAATCGGGACATGGATGGTCGTGAGTGGCGGAACCGCTACGGCGGAGAGCTCCCGCCCGCATTTCTCAAGCGCCCGGCTAATGTTCTCGAGGTTCTTCTCGGGCTGGCTGATCGTATGGCGTTTGAGCTGGACGATGACGAGGGTCTCGCTCCCTATTTCTGGGAGATGATCAACAACCTCGGAATCAACTTCATGGACTGCGACGTCATGCTGGACGATAAACTCGATCGAAAGGTCGAGAAGGCTATCGACCGATGGATGAGCCGTCAGTACGATTCCCACGGACGAGGAGGCATATTCCCTCTCAAGTCCGTTCCCGAGTTCTACGAGCCGGGGGAGTTCCCGAGCCAGAACCGCCTTGAGCTCTGGTATCAAATGCAGCTCTACCTAGCGGAGAACTACGACATATAAGGAGTCAAATGGATTTCTACGAGATCAAGGAGCGAGCCCTGAAGTCGGGCACCACCGAGGTACGGCCGGCCTGGCGTGTGCACCAATTCAAGGATCTCATGGTTCGTGGGAAGTCCTTCTACGCCGTGTACAACCCCGATACGCATTTCTGGAGTACGCATGAGTACGACCTGATTCGTATCGTGGACGCCGACGTGACCCGTCACTTTCAAGAGGCCTCAAAGAGAGTCGACGGGTCCGTCTGGGCACGGTATCTGGGGGACTACGACTCCAAGACATATTCTGACTACAAGGCGTGGATGTCCAAGCTCCCGGACGTCTACCAACCTCTCGACGGCAAGATACTGTTTGCCGACCAGACTCCAAGAAAGGAAGACTACGCAACCAGAACACTCTCATATTCTCTGAGCGATGATTCATGCCCCGCCTACGAAGAGCTCATTAGCACCCTCTACGATCCGGACGAGAGGGAGAAACTCGAGTGGGGCATCGGATCTGTATTCACGGGAGACTCCGCCTGGATCCAGAAGTTCTTCGTGCTCTACGGATCCGCCGGATCGGGTAAGTCGACCGTCCTGAATCTCATCTCGAGACTGCTGGACGGTCATATTGGGCAGTTCGACGCGGCAGCCATTGGGCGTCCGGGTGACCAGTTCGCCCTTGAGCCGTTCAAGTCAAATCCTCGAGTGGCCATTCAACACGATGGTAACCTTGCTAGGATTGCAGACAACAGTCGCCTAAACAGCCTCGTATCCCATGAGCCGATGGTCATGAACGAGAAGGGGAAATCCCTCTACTCATTCAAGTCCGAAGCGATGTTGTTTGTGGGCACTAACCTGCCGGTACGCATCACAGACTCGAAGAGCGGCCTGACAAGGCGCCTTATCGACGTGGAGCCTTCGGGTCGCAAGCTCGATATTTGTCGATACAACGAGATCATGTCTCGTGTCGAGGACGAGCGCGGGGCCATCGTCAAACACTGCATGGACTTGTATAGATCCAAGGGCCCGTCATATTACGACGACTACAAACCCATCGGCATGATGAGTAAGACCAACCCCATCTTCAACTTCCTTGATTTCTATCAGGACGAGTTGGACGACGAGGACGGCGTACCGCTCAAGCGCATCTACGACATGTACAAGGAGTACTCCCAGTCGTATTCAGACGGGGGTGTGTATCCCATGTACAAGTTCAAGGATGAGATCCGAGACTACTTCGAGGAGTTCCACGATCGTCTCTGGATAGATGGGAGCTACAGGCGAAAGGTGTATAAAGGGCTATTGAAATCCAAATTTTCCCAGGGGGAGAAGACGGAGAGTCCGATTTCGGATTGGACTGAAATGGAGGAGCAGCCGTCATATCTCGACGAGCTCTACAAAGACCGTCCGGCACAATACGCCAATGAAAACGGCCTCCCGGCGAAACGTTGGGACGACGTCACGACGACACTGAAGGACTTGGACACCAGAAAGGAGCATTATGTCCTCGTACCCGAGCAAGACGTCGTCATCGACATCGACCTCGACAAGGACAGAGACAAGTGTCTGGAAGAGGCTCGGCGGTGGGTTCCCTCCTATGCTGAACTCAGCCGATCGGGTGGTGGAATCCACATCCACTATCGATATTCGGGGGATCCTTCCGTACTTTCACGGCTGGTGCGGCCCGGAGTCGAATGTAAGGTCTACTCAGGCAAATCCGCCCTCCGTCGACGCCTCACCGAGTGCACCGCCCACCAGGGCCTTACCACGGTTAAGGACGGATATCTTCCCGTCAAGGAGAAACCCTTGATTCGTCAGGAGGTCATGCAGAACGAGAAGTCCATCCGTAAGCTCATAGAGCGGAATCTGAGGAAGGAGTTTCATCCCGGGACGAAGCCCAGCATCGATTTCATCATGAAGGTGCTGACGGACGCCAAAGAGTCTGGGATGGACTACGATGTGTCGGACATGAGACAGAAGGTCCTCACGTTCGCCATGAAGTCCACCCATCAGGCCGACTACTGCATCAAGTTGGTGCAGGAGATGCCGTTCTCCTCGGAGAGCGACCATGAGGAGACCTATGAGGAGCCGGACGACGATACCCCGATTATTTACGACGTCGAGGTATTTCCGAACCTGTTCCTTGTGAACTGGAAGGTCCGCGGAGCCAACAAGATACAGAGGATGATAAATCCGACTCCGAACGAGATTTCTGATCTTGTCGAGAAGAAGCTCGTCGGCTTCAACAACCGTCGGTACGACAACCATATCCTCTACGGTCGTATCCTTGGCTACTCGAACATCCAGCTCTATCACCTCTCTCGTAAGATCATCAACAACCTCATCAAGGAAGGATTCCGAGAGGCCTACAACCTGTCCTACACCGATATCTACGACTTCGCCGCCAAGAAGCAGTCCCTCAAGAAGTGGGAGATCGAGCTAGGCATCCACCACAAGGAGCTCGGCCTTCCCTGGGACGAACCGGTGCCGGAGGAGATGTGGGAAGAGGTCGCTGCATATTGCGACAACGACGTCATCGCCACAGAGAAGGTATGGGACCATCTGGAGGCGGACTGGGAGGCCCGTCAGATCCTCGCTGCGATCGCGGGTCTCCCTGTCAACTCCAGCACCAACAAGCTGACCACCCAGATCATATTCCAGGGTCAGCGAGACACTCAGAAGTACTTGCAATACACGGACCTGTCGGAGATGTTCCCCGGCTACAAGTACGAGTACGGCAAGTCGACATATCGTGGAGAAGAGGTCGGCGAGGGCGGCTACGTCTCTGCCGAACCTGGGTACCACGAGAACGTGGCCTTGTTGGATATTGCATCGATGCATCCCACATCGATCGAGGAACTCCAGCTGTTCGGGCCATACACCAAGAGGTACAGCGAGCTCAAGAAGGCTCGTATCTTGATCAAGCACAAGAAGCTAGACGAGGCTCGAACGATCCTGAATGGGGCGCTGGCTCCATATCTGGACGACGAATCGAATCTCGACGCTCTGGCTTATGCGCTGAAGATCGCACTGAATTCGACGTACGGACTCACCGCCGCCAAATTCGACAACCCACTCCGAGATCCCCGGAACGTGGACAACATCGTCGCCAAGCGCGGCGCGTTGTTCATGGTCGACCTGAAGCATTTCGTTCAGGAGAAAGGATACACCGTTGCGCACATCAAGACAGACTCGATCAAGATCCCGAACGCCGACGATCGTATCATATCGGAGGTCTTCGAGTTTGGGAAGAAGTATGGCTACACATTCGAGCACGAAGCAACCTACGATCGTATGCTGCTCGTCAACGACGCCGTCTATATCGCACATGACAAAGAAGGTTGGCACGCAACTGGCAAGCAGTTCCAAGAGCCTGTTGTCTACAAGACCCTCTTCACCGGAGATCCTCTGGCTCTCGAAGATGTCGCCCAGACACGATCGGTTACTACACGAATGCTGCTTGAATTCGGCGAGAACGACCGCAAATTCGTCGGACGCGTCGGTCGCTTCATTCCTGTTAACCCAGACACTCCCGGGGCCGGTCGACTTGTACGAGAGAATCATCGAGTGGACAAAGAGGGTAATGAGGTTATTTCGTACGGCGATGTCGGAGGTTGCAAGGGGTATCTCTGGCTTGATTACGAAGACGCCGGAGACAACTGGCGAGATAGAGTGGATAGTCGATATGGAAGGGAACTCGTGGACGCTGCCCGAGGGCAAATTCAGAAGTATACGAACGTCGATACCTTCCTAGCAGCATGAATCGCGAGACGGGCAGGGCATATAATGAGACCCCCACCAGAAAGGTACTGCCATGTCCTGCTCCTCCCTCGCCCGCCAGTACGTCCTCACCAACCTTGCTGAGATGGGTGTTGGCTTCGCCATAGCTACGTTCGCCTACTACGCGACACGTGACTACTGCGACCAGCACCACCTCTCGGCAACGAAAGAGGACATGCTCGCCATGGCCAAGAACATCTGCGACACATTCAAGACCAACTGAACCAACCTCACACTTAGAACCCAACTCGGGTTCTAGGTTTCTCGATAGAAAGGAACGAACCAATGCTCTCCTCTGTTTACGACGGCGGCCAGACCGCTAACGATATCCTTGTCGGTTACACCAGCTACCTTCGGGACGAAGTGGCGAACCTGAAAGACGACGAGATCAAGGAACTCATCGATAAGCTCGAGTGCTGTGACCGCAGCAGCTATGGGCACTACCGTCGCCAGACAGTCCAGAACCTCCTCGATATCTGCCGCACTGAGCTGGACGACCGGGATCTCGTGCGCTGCCTTGTAGAGGCGGGTCTTATCGTTGGAATCAACTCCATCGAGGGGGTCTCCGATGAGTGACAAGCCCGCAGAGCTCTCAGAGCTTGCGACGGTCCGTCTTATTCACGGTAGCCAAGTAGCCATCGAGTCATTTCTGTCGTCGCTTCCGTCGATGATCGAGAAGACCACGGATAGCGAGCTCTGGTCGTTCATCTGCAAGGTCGACCTCCTTCAAGAGGAGCTCGGCGACCTACTGAATCCTTCACAGGAGGATTGGATCAAGAGGCTCTACGATATTCTCATAGAAGAGTGGGACGCCCGGTGGCTCCTCATGCGCCTTCACGACCACGGCATCATCCGCCTAGAGAGGAGGCCATGAAGTACGATCTTTATTCGCCTCCATATTACGTCGACCAAGTTCTATCTCAAGACTACTACCCCATAGAAAGGAACACGACATGGCCGTCAACACTTACACTATCAAGAACGCCCGACTCCTCTTCCGCAACTTCGCTGGCGAGAAGGACCGATTCGGGAACACGGCTCGCACCTTCTGCGTCATCCTCCCCGACGATGCCGTCGACGACTTCCGGACCGAAGGGTTCAACATCAAGACCCTGAAGCCTCGGGACGACACGGAGGAGCCCCTCCCCTATATCAAGGTGAAGGTCAACTTCGGAGGCCGTCCGCCCAAGATCGTCTCGATCATCGGACGTACCCGTACGCTCCTGAACGAGCAGACAGTCGGCGCCCTCGATTTCGCAGACCTCGAGCGGGCTGATATTGCCCTCCGCCCCTACCACGGACGTACTCAAGCTGGGGTGGAGTTCTGCTCGGCATATCTTGACAAGGGCTTCTTCACCATCGTGGAGGACGAGCTTGAGGCTATGTATGCCGAGGACGCCGACACCGAGGAGGTGCCGTTCTGATGCCGCTCGAAGTCAAGCTCTTCAACCCTCGCCGTAGCGTCTGCGAGGCGGTCAAGGTCACGGATGACAATCTCCGCATGGTTCGCAATTGGGCCGCCAGCGACGAGGAGATCAAGGCCGACCTGCATACAGGCGCCATCGGCAAGTGGGTTATCCGCCGTAGCGACAACAAGTTCGACCTCATGACTGAGGGACAGCTCTGGGGCCTCTACGAGCCGATCCTGCACTGACATCCATATCCATGGGGGGCCCTGGGGAGACCTGGGGCCCCCATACCCACTAGAAGGAACGAACGCATGCTCAAGAAGCTTTATTTCCACACTCGTGAGGGCCGCAGCTACGACTTCGACATCGTCGCCACAGCCAAAGTCGACAAGCCCGGGTTCACTGAGTGGATCGTACAGGTCGATACCAATAACGAACTTGGTGTCCATGAGGTCCAGGCCAGCACCGATGACTCCACATTCGACATCGTCGGAGACGACTCTCTGATTATCTGGGAACTTCCTCCGAGCGAGGAGGCTAAAGATCCTGACCTCTGGACAGTCAATATCGAGACGATAGACTTCAAGTTCTATACTATCGAAGGCGAGATAAATTGGACGAAACACGGCGACCTCCAGGTGGAGACCGGCGACTGTCGTCTCAACTACCTATCGTCACGCCTCCGTGAGTTTGACGTCGACGATGTGTCCCAGGTTATCACCGCTCGCTACAAGCAGTGATCCTCATTTTTCTGTATTGTACTTGTGTAGGAGGCTTGTATGAAACTGGTTTTAAAGACGCTCGATGGTCGAGTGGCTCAGCGAAAGATCAAGGATTTATGCTGTGATGGGGACATCGGAGACGAGGATCCCCGGGCCGCTCTAGTCATCGTCGAGCTGGATGACACCCTCACATATCTCCCCATCGACCAATTTATCTGCGAGGAGTGGACTGAGGATACCGTAGTTGTCAAGGAGGACTGGGCATGAAAGCGTATACTGTAGAGCGACACGGCGAACACTGGATCGCCTGGAACAAGAAGGAAATTCTCGGAGTGGCGGACAACATGCTCGCCGCTTATCGTCTCGTGGAGGAGGCTACTAATGGCAACCGCTGACCCGATGCCCGACCCGAACATCTACGATATCCGAGAGGACGGAACTGTCTACGGGAAGCGCTCAGGCAAGCTTATCCCTATCCGGACTTCCCGGTACGGTCTTCCGCAGATCCGTTTCTACAAAGGACATCGCTACCGTGTTCAGCTCCTCAGCAAGATCATCTGGACCCATTTCCACGGCGAGATCCCGTTCATGCACGAGGTTCGGTATGTAGATGGCGATCCCTGGAACTGCTCCTTGGAGAACCTATATCTGAAGGACTTGAACGAGGAATTCACGCCTCTGGATCGCTGGCCGGGCTTTGCCATCAGCAAGGGCGGCGAATTGATCAACATGACTACCCTGCATCGGATCAAGCCCATGATGCCTCCGAGCAGGACCAACCTCATGTTCTCGGTCCGTGTCGACGGGGAGAGCCGGACCTTCCCGGTTGCTTTCACCGTCTGGGAGACGTTCATGGGAGAGAAGGTCAACTCGCATTATCTCTGCCACAAAGACGGCAACGTCTGGAACTGCGCCCTGGACAACCTGTATCTCAGTGACGAGTACCCTTACTTTCCGCCCAAGGGTGATAAGGAGGACGGACCGAAGTACAAGCCCATCATCGAGGAGGACGGAAAGGAATACATGCCGGTCGAGTACTATATCCACATGGTCGACGGAGTGAAAGGAGAGAGGGAGAGTGGAATCCCCCAGAACTGTCGAATTGGCTCCTACTGAGACATTCAAGGACAGCATCATCGATGATATTGAGGTCAGTGATCTCGGTAGGATTCGACGTATCTCGACTGGTCAGATCCTCACCCCGTGCCTTAGGGCGAACGGGTATGTCCAGGTTACCCTGTGGGATCGTGGGATTAGACGGACGAAGTATGTCCAGAAGCTGGTCTGGGAGGCCTTCAACGGCCCTCTGGAGCCCTTGCAGCGGGTCGCCCACCTGAATGGTGACCTGACTGATAATAGGCTCTCAAATCTCTTCCTGGAGTCTCACAGTGACTCGATGAGGAGGGCGTGGGACGCCAAACGACGCAAGTGGGAAACTATCTACCAAGGAGTTCTGTGGTGAGTGAGTACAGGAGCCCGCACAACGACGGGCATGATCCGTATATCCTGATCTGGGAGTACGGGAATGATGCCAAGAGGGTAGAGTTCAGTGAGCGCTGGGCAACTTTCGGCGAGGACGGCTGGACTATCTGGCATTTCCGGTTAGTTGACGGAGGGGTCATGAGCTTCTCGAGTCGAGAGTGGGAGCAGCGAGATGATGTCAACCATCTGACAACTATCCATTTCCAGCCGAAGATTCAGAACAACGAAAGGAACTGACATGACCGCCTTCTTGAAAATCAATCGCCCCGATAGTGTTATTACCGTCGCTCTGCACGATTATGTGGTTAAGTGGGACCATGGCCGTCTACTCGGCGGGGGTACGGTATTTGCAGCTCCTGGCCTGAACTATTTCCAACTGGATCTTCGTCACTGGGAGGTTGTTCCGGGCGATGACGACAATTTCGAGTGCCATCTTCGCAAGGATAAAAACATTCTACTCGTCATTAAGGATGGCGAGCGAGTCACGTCGGATGAGGCCTTCGGGTGCGAGGAGTTTATGCAGGAGAACCAGAAGGCATATGCGGTATTTCTGAAGAGCGGCAACACTTCCATACTGTCCTCCTCAGAATACGATGTCGGTTTTCAGCCAATTAGGGATCGTTCGCGAGGTCAGAACGTCACGGCGATTATCGCGGTTAGGAAGGTATCATGATACCTGCAGAGAAGATCTATCTGACCATCATCAATGGGGGTGAGGTTCTCTACAAGAAGGAGGGTCTCTTCGATATCTGGACTTTTCTAAAGGAGGGCGGACCCGCCGTGTCCATTCGTGACGTCAACGAAGACGAGGTCATATTCGAAGAGCTTCCGATCGAATCCATGAGTATGTCCGCCCCCCTCGTCTGCATCCAGATAAAGAGGGACTGAGCCTTGGGCCCGGTTGATCTGTGGCCCCATCAGGTCGAAGCGGTGAAGAACCTGAGGAATGGGTGCATATTGACCGGTAAGCCGGGCTCGGGGAAGTCGGTTGTCGCCCTCCAGTACTACGTTGAGAGAGTGCTGGGGGTGCGGCATCCGGCCGATCTTCCGAGGCGGCTTGCCGAAGGACCCAGGTTATATATAATCACCACTGCTCGCAAGAGGGATGATCTTGATTGGCAGGGGGATGTCTCGATGTATGGGCTGACAGACTACACGACGGTCGATTCGTGGAACAACATCAGTAACTACAGCAACGTCCGTGACTCCTTCATCATATTCGACGAGCAGAGGGCCATCGGGAACGGCAAATGGGCCAAGACATTTGTCAAGATGGCTCGTAACAACGAGTGGATCATGCTGTCTGGCACGCCTGGTGATAACTGGATGGACTACTGCCCGGTATTTATCGCCAACGGCTTCTTCAAGAACCGCACCCAGTTCGAGAGAGAACACTGCCAATTCAACTACAGAGCGGGCTATCCTCGTCTTGAGAGATATCTTGGGCAGGGGAAGCTGTTACGGCTTCGGAAGAAGGTCCTCGTGGACATGCCTTTCGTCAAGAAGACGGTTAAGAAGCGGACGGACGTCCCGGTATCCTACGAGGAGAAGCCATATCGTACGATCCAGAAGTACCGCTTCGATCCGTACAAGGAAGAGCCCATCAAGAACGCTGGAGGCCTCTGTCATGTCTTGAGAAGGGTGACGAATGAGGATCCTGTGAGACTTGAGACTGTGCGACAGCTGTGTGAGGAGCATCCTCGAGTCATCGTCTTCTATAATTTCGACTATGAACTCTTCATGCTGCGGTCGTTGGGAGATATTCTCGGAGTACCGATCGCCGAGTACAACGGACACAAGCATGAAGCCTTGCCGGAAGGTGAGCGATGGGTGTATCTTGTGCAGTACACAGCGGGTGCAGAAGCTTGGAACTGTACCACTTGTGATACGATGATATTCTTCTCTCAGAACTACTCTTGGAAGGTCATGGAGCAGTGTGAGGGGCGAATCGACAGGCTGAACACTCCTTATTCAGTCCTGAACTACTACTACCTGAAGAGCCAGTCACCCATCGATCAGGCCATTTCGAGGGCGATTCGGGTCAAGGAGATCTTCAATGAGAGGGGTTTTTACGAGTCTCTGAGGTGATTGTTGTACCACCCGTTGTACCACTTGGTATGGCGGGTGGGCAACGCTTCTGATGTTTGTGTGACTGGAGTGACAGATGTGTTGACCAGTTTTGTGACCAGTTTTGTGACCAGTTTTGGTCAGGGGTGAAATCTGTATTGTACTTGTGCACCAAAATAGACCAGTTTTGGAGCGTCAGACCAGTTTTGAACCAGGGGTGGTCACAAAACTGGCCGTGACTTTTCGTTGGAATTGCAACGTTTTGATTCTCATAGACCAGTTTACCAGTTTTGTTTCAGTTGTTAGGAGTTGAGTAAATTTTCTAATATATAGCGAGTATAGGGATTTGGGTGGTTATTGGTTCAAGTCTATTGTACATGCGGTTGTATTGTACATGCATTACCTGACACCCAATCACAAGACCCAACGACATGTACAATAGACCGCGTCGCGAACATGCATCCTAATGAAGGAGATGGGCCTTCTATATTTTTGACCCCTCTCGCTTCGGCATACCTCCCACGGTTGGCCCGAACTACGCTACCTCAACACCGCATAGTAAACTCAAACAACTTACGAGTACCGACACATGCGGCGCCAGGGCCAACCGTGGGTATAATTCTTGATTCGAGGATTGACCCCATGCTCGAACGTGACTACCAACGCGGACTCATATCTAGGATCGAGGAACGCCTACCTGGTTGCCTCATCCTAAAGAACGATCCGAACCACAATCAGGGCATACCCGACCTGATCATCATATTCGGATCCAAGTGGGCCGCACTCGAGGTCAAGAGAAGCGCAGATGCTGCTCACCGACCGAACCAGGATCATTTCATCGACAAGCTCGGTGAGTGGTCCTTCGCATCATTCATATACCCAGAGAACGAGAAAGGAACGCTCGATGAACTGGAACGTACACTCAAGGCTGGAGGGCCTGCACGCATTTCTGAGCGCCAGCAAGCACAGTTGGGTCAACTACGACGACGAGAAACTGGGCGAGGCGTTCAGGACAGCACAGGCGGCAGCGATGGGGACCAGGCTTCACGCCCTGGCCGCAGAGCATATTCGCCTAAAGATGCGGATGCCGAGGAACAAGGCCACCTTCAACGCCTACGTGAACGACGCCATTGGCTACGGTCTTGACCCTGAGGTCGTGCTATATCACAGCGAGAACGCATTTGGGACCGCCGACGCCATCGGCTTCGACGAGAAGAAGCATCTTCTCCGCATTCACGACCTCAAGACTGGCGTAACTCGAGTCAACATGGTCCAGCTTCATATCTACGCAGCACTGTTCTGCCTGGAGTACGAGAAGCTGCCCGGCGAGATCAACGTCGAGACCCGCATCTACCAGAACGACGATATCCTGGTAGACAACCCCAAGCCAGATGACATCGCCCATATCATGGACAAGATCGTCTGGTTTGACAAGCTCATCGAGGAGATCAAGACCGAGGAGAACTGATGCCCTCCGATATCCTCAAACACTACGGGACTAAACGGCACTCCGGAAGATACCCTTGGGGATCCGGTAAGGATCCATATCAGTCAGCCCAGGGCTTCATCGCTGAACGAGACAAGCTTAAGGCTCAAGGCATGTCCGAGGTCGATATTGCCAAGGCCTGGGGCATGAGCACCACCGAGTATCGTGCTTTAAATAGTATTGCTCGCGCTGAGAAGAAGGCTGGCGATATTTCTCGAGCATCCCGTCTCAAGGACGCTGGTCTGCCCAACACGGAGATCGGCCGACGCATGGGACTCAACGAGTCCTCGGTTCGCGAGCTTCTCAAGCCCAACGCATCATATCGTAAGGACGAGATCACTCGGGTCAAGGATATTCTGGCCGACGAGGTGAAGCAGAAGAAGTTCATCGAGTACGGTCTCGGCGTCGAGCAGAACCTTCAGTGTTCGTCGACATCTTTGAAGACCGCCGTTGAGGCTTTGAAGGCTCAGGGATATACTACTCACGACGTCAAGGTGAAGCAGGCCAACAGCGACAACTACACCATTCTCAAGGTTCTCGCCCCTCCTGGCACAAAAGCTGCCGATATTCATGCACAGAGGGACAAGATCCGCACTCCTGGTGTGGTGATCGACGAGAAGGGGCTGTTGTCGACCGGACTTCGCACTCCTCGAGCCATATCTTCGAAGAAGGTCGCCATCAAGTACGCCGAAGACGGCGGTACTGACATGGATGGGGTTATTCTACTTCGCCGTGGAGTCAAAGAGCTCAGTCTCGGTGGCTCCAACTACGCCCAGGTGCGTATTTCCGTCGACGGAACGCACTACCTCAAGGGCATGGCCATGTACTCGGATGATATTCCGAAGGGCAAGGACATAGTCTTCAACACCAACAAGAAGAAGGGCACCCCGATGCTGGGCTCCAAGGACCACACGGTCCTCAAGCCCATGAAGGATGATCCCGAGAATCCATTTGGTGCGGTCGTTAAACAGAAGTTGTTTAAGGACCCGAAGACTGGCAAGAAGGAACTGAGCGCACTCAATATTGTGAATGAGGAAGGCAAGTGGGACTCATGGTCCCAGTCCCTGGCCTCACAGTTCTTATCCAAGCAGTCCCCCAAGTTGGCCAAGCGCCAGCTTCAGGCTGTCCGTGACGAAAAGCGGAAGCAGCTCGATGAGATCATGGGTCTTACGAATCCTGTTATTCGCAAGCGCATGCTAATGTCCCTGGCTGATGACTGCGACTCGGCTTCGGTACATCTCAAGGCCAAGGCCCTCCCAGGTCAAGCGTCTCAGGTGTTATTGCCGATGCCCCATCTCAAGAAGGGTGAGGTATATGCTCCTAACTATCGGGACGGTGACGTTGTTAGTCTCGTGCGTTATCCTCATGGCGGGACTTTCGAGATTCCTACGCTCACTGTTAACAACCGAGGTAAGAAGTCTCGAAGTATTCTTGGCAATGCTAGGGATGCTATTGGGATCCATCCTTCTGTCGCTGAGCGTCTTAGCGGTGCTGATTTTGATGGCGACTCCGTCCTGGTAATTCCCAACAAGGGGAAGACTCGGATTCGTTCCACCGCCCCACTCAAGGGATTGAAGGGATTCGACCCCAAGAGAACATATCCTGGGTACCCTGGTATGAAGAGGATGTCGGATACTCAGACCCAGATGGGTAAGGTATCCAATCTTATTACCGACATGACTCTCAAGGGTGCCAGTGCCGATGAATTGTCCCGGGCTGTTCGTCACTCCATGGTTGTTATTGATGCCGAGAAGCATAATCTCAACTACAAACAGTCCGAGGTAGACAACGGCATAGCCGCATTGAAGAGGAAGTACCAGGGGGGCGCCGATAAAGGTGCGGCCACTCTTATTTCCAGGTCCAAGGGTGTTAAGTATGTGCCCCATCGCAAGCCGCGCAGTGCAGCGAAGGGCGGTCCATATGATGCAGCCACTGGTCGCAGGGTCTACGAGGAGACTGGCGAGTCCTACATTAACAAGCAGGGTAAGCTAGTCAAGAAGCAGACCAAGACCACCAGGATGGCAGAGGCTACCGATGCTCGGAAGCTATCCTCGGGTACACTGATGGAGGGTATTTACGCACAGCACGCCAATGAATTGAAGGCCATGGCCAACGATTGTAGGAAGCGTGCCATTTCAACCCCCGCCATCAAACGAGACCCCCGGGCTGCTAAGAGCTATGCCCCTGAAGTTGCCACCCTCCGCGCCAAATTAAACCGGGCCCTCAAACAGAAGCCCCTAGAGCGGCAGGCACAGCTAGTGGCACAAGGTGTTGTGCAGAAGAAGCTTGAATCAAATCCAAATTTGACCAAGAAAGAACGGGCTAAGCTTGAGGCCATGGCCATCAAGACCGCCCGTCGCCGTCTGGGTTACGATAGAGAAGGCACAAGAGTGGTCCCCACCCCTCGTGAGTGGGAGGCCATCCAGAAAGGTGCTATATCTAACTCGATGATGGAGCATATTCTAGCCAACTCTGATCTTGACACCATCAAGTCTCTGGCTTTGCCAAAGGAGAAGCTTCCTCTTGCTGGTGCTCAGAAGGATCGAATCAAGACTCTTCGATCTAACGGAGCCAACACAGCACAGATCGCTGAGGCATTGGGCATATCTACAGCTAGAGTTAGGGAGTACCTGAATGGCTAGCCTTCTGTCCATTGTCAACTGTCCATTGTCCTTGAATAGAGGTGCTTAGACCCATGCTACGCCTAGCACTCACTACCGAGGACAATCCTTACGATCCTTTCGATGAGTTCGAAGAGTGGTTTAAGTTTGATGTAAGTCAAGGTTACCACACCTGCGCCTACCTGGCACGGGTCACTACCACTAGCACTGACCTCACCGAAGCCGATCAACTCGAAGCAACGAATGAAGCGATTCAAGAGATTCTCGAACTCAACTTGACTGGAAACTATCAAGTTGTAGAACGAGAATTCTGACGAGCTTTCGTCCATTTCGTCCATTCTGAACTTCAAAAGAGGGGGGACAGGGTCCGCAAAATGGCCCACCCCCCGTCATCGGCC